TCAACAATATTGAAACTTATAAATCAAAAACAACAAAAACTAAGTAATGTCTTTTGGGAAATTAATATCAATGTCAGTTGTTGGTGCTGCTAAAAATGGCATTAAAATGGATTTAGTAATAACTACCCTTAAGAGTAAGGCAATTGATACTATATCTATTCAAATTGAAAAACAAGTTCCAATTGAACTGCCATTTTCAACAAGGGAAATATTAAATGGGGGAGTATTACCTTCTAATTTACTTACCCCTGAGGTTCTTAATCTTGCAAAAGATCTAGCACCACCAATCCCCGAACCACAAAGAGTTAAGATTGTTGGGGTCTTGGATGGTATTGAATCATCCCTAAATGTAGTTATAACAACTATAAACACAATAAAAGGTACTTTAAATGTTATTACCTCACCACTAACTACTTTACAAAAACTTGCTGATACCTTAAATAAATTAATTTCAGTTGCTGAAATTGCAATCACAGTTGTAAAAGCTATACCTATTCCTTTAGGTGCACCCGTTGGAGTAGGTGTTCCTGCTAATGTTATAACTGGATTTGCTGATATATTAGTTAAAACTGATAAAGCAATAGAAAAAATAAAACCACCATTAGAAGCAGTTCCTGATGCAATCGAATCAATTATGAGAATATTAGATCCAATAGTTGATAATTTAAATAAATTCACCCCTATATTTGATAAAATCATACAAATTATAACTTTCATTAGATTATTTTTACAACCAAATCCAGTTTCTCAAGAAGACATAAATTCAGCTTTATCATCTATTACAAATAATATTCAAGAGTCTTTAGCTGTAACTACCGGTCCTTTAATATCTTCATCTGATGTCACAGCAAATAAAATAGCTAATGATACTTTATTATTTTTACTTGAAAATGGATATAAATATAGAGGATTTACATTAACCCTTGAATTTGATTCAACAAATACATTTAGTTTCCCTGCTAGAAGAATTAAAGCAGTTCGAGAGATTAGTGCTGATAACTATTTTAATGAAACGGGTGAGATGTTTGGAGTTACATTATATTCATCCCCACCAGATCAAGGTTCGGGGGAGGTAAATACATCGAGTAAATATTCTTTTTCATCATCTACACAAGTATTAGTTGATGAAACTATATTCAATATAGATCAATATTTATTAGAATTTCAATCTTAATAATATTCTTTTTTAAAAAATTAATTAACTTAATATTTATAAACAAAATGAAATCTATAGAACTTAAAAAAATGATCAAAGAAGCCGTTAAAGAGGCAATCCAGGAGGAAATCAAAGATATTCTTCTGGAAGCTATTCGTACACCTAAAGGTTCGTCTGTAGGGGTTATGAAAGAATCAATTCAATATGTACAACCACCATTAAACTCCCCACCACAAATGGACGCAGCTCAAAGAAAAAATATGTATGAACAAGTATTAAATAGCACATCAATATCACTTAATTCATCTCATGTTGTACCTTTTTCACCACAACCAGGATTTGATTCCTCTAACGGTTCATTACCTAGTGGGGATGTAGGGATAGATCAAATTATGAGTTTAATGTCAACAAGATAAAAAAATAAATGGCTCAAATTATACAAAATATATATCCAATTGATACTGAAGCTAGAAGAGCAGTAGGGTTTGGGTTCCCATTAAATGGGAATGCTGTATTTGTGCCTACATATCAAACTAGGGATCAAATCAAAGCTAATTTAGTTAATTATTTATTAACCAATAGAGGTGAAAGAGTATTTAATCCTAATTTTGGTGCTGATTTGAGAAATTTATTATTTGAAAATATTTTAGATTCAACCACAGATGATTTAAGAGAAAGAATACAAATGGATATTAAGGCATACTTTCCAGAAGTGGAAGTTAAACAGGTAATATTTGATAATATTCCTGATTCTAATACAATTAATTTTACATTAATATATCAAGTAGTTTTATTTGGTATAGAAGAAAGTGTTAACATATTACTACAATAATGGCTAATTTAAAGAGAGACATACGTTATATTAATAGGGATTTCAATGATTTTAGAAATACCCTCATTAATTATTCAAAAACATATTTTCCTAACACATATAATGACTTTACGGAAACGTCTACAGGTATGTTATTTATGGAAATGGCATCTTATGTGGGTGATGTTTTATCATTTTATATAGATAATCAAATCCAAGAAACATTTATTCAAACAGCTCGTCAAACTGAAAATTTATTCAATTTGTCTTATATGTTGGGTTATATACCTAAAGTAACAACCGCAGCATCTGTTGATATTGACTTTTACCAACAAGTACCGGCTAAAGTAGTTGGTGGTGTTACAGTTCCTGATTTTGACTATACTTTAAAAATACCTGAAAACACCCAGATTAGCTCTAATGCTAATAATAATATTAAATTTTTAATTGAAGATGTGGTTGATTTTTCAGTGTCATCTTCTAGAGATACAACCGAAGTTTCAGTTTATCAACTTTCAGGAACACAACCAACATTTTATTTGTTGAAGAAGACAAGAAAATCAATATCATCTACGGTTAATACAACAACATTTAATTTTACATCACCTAAAAGATTTGATACTCGTACTTTAAACGTTTCAAATATTATAGGTATTTTAGATGTAAAAGATAGTAATGGTAATACATGGTATGAAGTTCCTAATTTAGCACAAGAAAACGTGTTTAATTCTATTAGAAACACAAATGTAAATGATCCAAACTATGTAGATAATAGTGATTCTCCATATTTACTTCAGTTAAAACAAGTGCAAAGAAGATTTGTTACTAGGTTTAAAAATGAAAGCACATTAGAGATGCAATTTGGGGCAGGTAATTTTGGTGATAATGATGAAGAAATCGTCCCTAATCCCGATAATGTAGGTTTAGGTTTACCTTTTGAAAAAACTAAACTAACAACAGCATTTTCACCATTGAATTTTATATTTACAAATACTTATGGTATTGCCCCATCTAACACCACTTTAACGGTCAGATATTTAACTGGTGGGGGAGTTGGTGCAAATGTTGAGGCTGGTTCTTTAACAGTAATTGATAATACTAATATTGTATTTTTAAACCCAAATTTATCCAATTCTTCACTTGCAGATTCCATTTTTAATTCAGTAGCTTCAAATAATACATTAGCAGCTGATGGTGGTCAAGATGGGGACACTATTGAAGAGCTTAGAATAAATGCTACCGGTAATTTCCAAAATCAATTACGAACTGTAACTAAAGAAGATTATATAATTAGAGCATTATCTATGCCTGCTAATTTAGGAGTAATAGCTCAAGCATATGCTAGACCCTCTAAAATAGGTGAATACCAACCAGGTGAATTACCAACTGTATTAGATTTATATATTTTATCATATGATATAAATAAAAAACTAAGAACAGCATCATCAACATTAAAGAGAAATTTAAAAACATACCTCTCAGAATATAGAATGATTAATGATTCTATTAAAATTAAAGATGCTTTTATAATTAATATAGGTGTTGAATTCGATATAATAGTTCTCCCTAATTATAATAATAATGAAACATTAACTAAATGTGTAACAGCATTATCAACATATTTCAATATTGACAAGTGGCAAATTAACCAACCTATTATATTGAAAGATTTATCTATTCTTTTAGATAAAGTAGAAGGTGTTCAAACAGTTAAAAGAATAAAAATTACAAACCAAGCCGGTGAAGCTTTAGGTTATAGTGCTTATGGATATGATGTTGAAGGGGCAACCGTAAATGATGTTGTTTATCCTTCACTAGATCCAATGATTTTTGAAGTTAAAAATTTAAACGAAGATATTAAAGGTAGAGTAGTACCATTATAATAAAAAGATATGGCAGTATATAAAATATTCCCTGAAAAAGATGCTACATTATATGAGCAATACCCTAATATGAATACTGGTTTAGACCAGATTCTAGAGGCTTCCTCTTTCTATACTTTAGGAAATAGATATAATAGTAGATATTTAATTCAATTTTCCACAACCGAAATACAAGATGTCCTTAACAATACTGTTAATGGAATATGGGATGCTTACCTAAAAAACCATTCAGCAACTGTTTCAGGTTTAACAACTG